AGCAATCCGTCTTACGTTGTGGCACTGGCTAATAGTGACGACTCTGCAATGACGTATGAGGCATCCGGAGTCTCCACAAACGGCGGGCAATCTGCTCCGAGCGCCGCATGGACAAAACTCTCAACATTCACTGCGAGCGGGACGTGGACAACATCGACGGCGAACATCACTTTAACAGTTTCAGTTCCGGCGTATGTCACGAGCGGATATTTTGTTTATGACTACACGGCTCAACGTAAGTTAGGACTCGTTAGTTCAGTAGCAGGATCAACAATAACCCTACAATCAAATGCTGTAGTAGCGAGCAGCGGATCATCCGACGAGCTAATCATTCAATACGAAACCCACGGCGGGGGCTGCATTGCGTGGGGGCCAACGAGCAGCGTTATCTTTAGAGTAGGTGTTGGCGGTCAACCGACAGAAAGCACGGACGGAGGCCAAAGTTTTGCACCGATCAGTATTTCCGGCGGCACACCATCGGTAGGGTGGGAGCCGTACTCAACCTATCAAGCCAACAGTAAATACTGCGAGAGCGACAAGAGCAACGGCGACATTTACCTTTACAATTATAACAAAGGATCAGGAAGTCCATCAGACGGCATTTATAAACGCGATCATACAAGCGGAACGTGGACCCTTCAAAGTCAGCCAGGGTTCAGCCAGGCACAGATCAATGGTCAGATGGTTTCTGTTCCTGGTCAGGCAGGTCATCTATTCGCCATCTCTGGTCTTGGAGGATCGCCGCATCCTGCGATACTCTCTTTTGTCTATTTTACCGCGAATGGATGGACTTCTAACCTTACTGTTCCGCGATTTAGAGAGGCGGGTGGAATAGGAATGGGGGCAACGTTTCCAGGAAAATCCTATCCGTCAGTTTACATCGCCGGGTACTATGATGTGCTGAACAACGGCACCTACACCTATGGTGTTTGGATGTGCAAGGACTTCAAGACGAGCGATGGGACATGCAACACTGGATGGCAGCAGGTAGGCAATGGTCATCCTCTTGGTATTCCAAACCCCATTGAATTTGTTGATAGCGACAAGGTAACGCCGGGTCGTGTTTATCTTGGCACCAGAGGCGGCTATTACTGTGGCGGCTGCAATGCGGCGTTCAACTACCTCCTTAACCGCGACCTCAACCCCGCCTCCAACGACAACACCCCGGCAGGATTAGCAAAGGTGGGGTAAGAGGTAGGCGACGCCGCAGAAACTGTGTTATATCGAGTCCCGCACCCTGATTTGACCGGAGAGAACCCGATGGCCCATCTGATGAAGACGATCAACGAGGACGCGGCGAAGGATTTGTCGGCACCCGAACCGCTTCCCGGCGTAGGCGAGAGCGTGGTGTTCTACCCGCGGCCAGGCGAGCTGCGGGCCGGGCGCGGCAAGCACGCCGCGATCGTCACGGCCTCGAACGACGACGACCAGAGCCTCGACCTCGTGGTGATCTACGACGCCGACGACTTCATCGGGCAGCGCAAGGTCAAGCGCAGGTCGCTCGACGGCGGGATGGGCTGGGAGCCGATGTATGCTACCAAAACACTGCCCGCCGCCGTTCTGGCGCCAGATTTAGAGGCGATCAATATGCTCTCGAAGCAGATCGCGGAACTGAAGGCAACGGTGGTGAATCTCACATCTGCAGTGTTCGGCGACTTTGATGTTCCGAAGGAATCACTGGTTGATATCATGGGCGAGCACGAGGACCGGATGCAGAAGATCGAGGATATGGTGACGCCGCCCGTGACCAGAGCGAAGGCTAAGAAGGTTCCAAAGACGAAGGCGAAGTGACCGCATGGCCGACGCCTCGACCACCGACGAATCCGAGCCCGACGACCGTCCCACCGGAAGGCCCGGAGCCGAGGACGACAAGGACGCCGCGCGCCCGGTCAGCGATCTTGAGGCGAACGAGCAGTTCGAGGCCCTGAAGGGCTGGTGGAAGGCCGACGCGGACCATTCCCGCGAGTGGCGGGTCGAGGCGCGCGAGGCTTTCGCCTTCCGCGCCGGCGAGCAGTGGACGCCCGAGGACAAGGCGCTGCTCGACAGCCGCAACCGCCCGCACATCGTCTTCAACCGCGTGCTGGCGATCCTTAAGGCGGTCGCCGGCATGGAGATCAATGGGCGGCACGAGATCAGCTTCATCCCGAGGGGCACGCAGGACACCGCCGTCAACGAGCTGCTCACCGCGGCCTCGAAGTGGATGGCCGACGAGTGCGACGGCGAGGACGAGGAGAGCCAGGCGTTCGACGACACCTGCACCTGCGGCATGGGGTGGTGCCTATCCGACGATGCGCTCGTTCGGCTCCCCAATACGCATTTCGCGACGACCCGTCTCTATTCGGGGAGCATTGTTCAAATCGGTCTGGAAAACGGCAAGGAGTTGACCGGAACCCCCAATCATCCGGTACTCACGGACATGGGGTGGAAGCGCCTTTGTGATCTCCATGAAGGCGACAATCTTATCAACAGCGCATTTCTCGAACGGATCAACGGGCTCCCGATAGAGCAATTCGATCATGTGGAAACCAGACTTAAGGATAAAATAGATGCGTTCCGCGCTGGACGCGAAAGCCTGCGGTGTTCCACGGCCCCCGATGATTTCTATTCCGACGGAGCCGGAAGCAAAGTCCATATTGTATACGCCGACAGTTTTTTGTTGGACAAGGTCAGGAATGCAATAGCCCTTCGCAAAGTCGATGAACTTCTGCTCTCCGGGCGGGATCTTCTTGCGAAGATGCGCGCCTTTTTCTTTTCCAAGACTCATGGTCTGGGCGCGATCTATTCCGCCATATGTCAATCGACTTTCAATTGGGTCCATATGCCATTGGCGCAGCCTTTTTCCGACTTCGCTATCGCGCAGAACATGCCCAGCAGCGCGGAGCCGTCTTCTCGCAGTTTCGGAATGAACCCCATAACGCTCAGCAATTTGGACGGTCGACAAACCTTCTCCGAAGTAGAGCCGAACGAGTTCTTCGATAGGCATAGAGGGCGTCGGCCCGCCTCGCCACGATCTCATAGTATGACCGGCTCGCCGGAGGCGCAGACAGATCGCGGAAACCGATATTCCAACCTGATCGCTGACTTTTTTGACTGGAAGCCCCTCCTCGAAATAGAGGCGCGCAAGCTCGGCGGTGCTGACGTTCTTTCTATTTTTGTAACGCAGGTTAAGAGCAGGGTCGTCCGTCCAGTTGAGGGGTTTGCCGTCCATGATGTGGGGACCTCGTTGGGGTTCTTTGTCGCTGGCGATATTATAACCTCAAATACTGAGTCCCGCATGTCCTACGAGGACGAGCACCAGGGCCTCTATGTCGAGGAGCAGATCGACCCGAAGGAGATGTACTGGGACCGCACGGCGCGCAAGAAGAACCTCACCGACGCGCGCCGCAAGCACCGGGTCCGCCGCATGCCGTTCTCCGACGCCGCGCAGCTATTCCCCGGCAAGACGCGCGCCCAGCTCGACGCGGTGTGGGCAGACGAGTCGCTCGGCGACTACCCCACGCGCACGCTCGAGGAGCGGCGCAAGCGCGACTCCGACAACTCCGGAATCCATCCGTACGACGACACCACCGAGGTGACGATCGTCAACACGCAGTGGATCGAGAAGGAGCCGTTCTGGCTCGTCGCGGACGTGCAGAAGAACGAGAAGGTCGCGCTGAGCCAGGCCGAGTTCGACCAATTTAAAAAGCGCATGGACACGCTGCGCAAGACCGTACCGCCCGAGATGGCGGAGCAGTTCGAGGTGCATGCCGTCCGCATGGTCAAGAAGGTCTACAAGAGCGCCTTCTTGGGAGCCGGGCTGCTGCGCAAGGCGGAGGACGCGCCGATCGAGGGGCAGTTCTCGTGGGCCTGCATAACCGGAGAGCGGGACAACGCGAAGGGGACGTGGTTCGGGCTCGTGCGCGTCATGCGCGACCCGCAGATGTGGGCGAACAAGTGGCTCTCGCAGATTCTGCACATCCTCAACTCGACGGCCAAGGGCGGCATCCTAGCCGAGGAGGACGCCTTCGAGGACCAGCGCGAGGCGGAGAACTCCTACGCTCAGTCCGACCAGATCACCTACGTCACCAAGGGCGCGCTATCAGGGCAGAAGCCGAAGATCATACCGAAGCCGGGCGCCGGCGCGGTCGAGGGCTACCTCGGCCTGATGGCGTTCGCGATCTCGTCGGTCAAGGACGTGGTCGGGATCAATCTCGAGCTGCTCGGCCAGCGCGACGAGAACCAGCCGGGGATCGTCGAGGCGATGCGCAAGCAGGCCGGCATGACGGTGCTCGCCACGCTGTTCGACTCGCTGCGCAGGTTCCGCAAGATCGTCGGGCGCAAGCGGCTCTACTTCATCCAGAACTTCCTCTCGGACGGCCGCCTGATTCGCGTCGTCGGGACTGACTCGAACGTGCAGGCGCTTCCTCTGGTGCGCGACAAGACGCTCGGCGAGTATAACGTCGTGGTCGACGACACGCCGACGTCGCCGAACCAGAAGGAGGCGAACTGGGCGATCATCCAGCCGCTCCTCGTGGTGTTCAAGGACCAGCTCATCGCCAACCCGCAGGTGTTCGGCATGTTGCTCGAATACTCGCCGCTGCCGAACCGCATCGTCGAGGCGATCAAGGGGTTCATCGCGCAGCAGCAGCAGGACCCGGACGCGCAGATCGACAAGAAGCTGCAGCGCGACCTCATCGAGTCGAACGTCTCGAAGAACCAGTCCACCGCCGAGATGCAGAACGCCAAGGCGGGCGCGTCGCAGGCAACAGCCATGTACGACTTCGCGATGGCGAAGCACTTGCTCGAATCCGGCGACACGAACGGGCTCAAGGGCCACCTCGACATGATGGAGGCCGCCGCCAAGATGAGAACCGCCGACGCGAAGGCGCAGCAGGCGTCGGCCGAGGCGGACCACACCAAGGCCAAGACCGCGCGCGAGATGGTGGGCACCCACCTCGACGTCGCCGCGGCGCACGAGCAGGGGCAGCAGGGGCAGGCCGACCGGCGATCTCAGGTCCTCGGTGGCCTTATCGACCACCTCACGGCCACCTCCGGCGCGCACCGCGACGTGGCGGTCGCTCACAAGGACCACGTGGCTGCGATCAAGGACGCCAGGACGCCGATCGCGCTCCCGGCGCCGGCGGGCGGCCAGTGAGGGCGCGCGCGGCGCTGTTCCGCCAGGTGCGGGAGTTCCTCGAAACGCAGGCGGTCGGCCTTTACGGGGTCGGGGACGTGGACTACTTCGTGGCGCGCCCGGCCGAGGACAAGCGTGAGGGCGGAAGGCGATTCGCTTACGGCAAGGAGCGCGAGATCGTCGAAGGAAAGTTCGGGGAGTTCGAGATCGTTCTCGAATCACCCAACGAGGCCCCGCCCCTCGGGCGGGTAACGCTGCGCTGGCCCGGAGGGGAGGTGAACGGTCCGATAGACCGCACGACCTTCGAACGGGCGGGGGCGGCGATCAGAAGCAGGGTTATCAACAAGCAAACCGAAAGGACTTTGGCGTCATGACAGCAGAAGCAGCCCAGGGCGGCGCGGCCGCGGCGGCGGCGGAACCAGCACCGGCAGACGACGGATTTACCCCGGAAGAGCGAACGGCGTTCGCTGACATGCAGAAGGCGGACGCAACACCGCCACCGGCCGACGCGCCGGCGGAAGAGGCGAAGCCCGAGCCGAAGCCAGGCGAATCACCCCCGGCGGACGGCGACAAGGCCAAGCCGGGTGCGGCGGCAGAGACCGACGAGGAAGACGAAGGCGAGGAAGCAGCGGCCGCGCCGAAGCTCGGCGCCGACGGCAAGCCGGAGGAGAAGCAACCCCCCCGGCGGGTGAACTACAACAAGTTCGCCCGGATGGAGGAGCGCGCCAAGGCGGCCGAGAAGGACCGCGACATTGTCAAGGAGAACTTCGCGCGCGTCGACGAGCGCATGAAGCTGCTCAACGAGGCGCTGATGTCGCCGAAGGAGCAGAAGAAGGCCGAGGAGGAGGACCCGGAGCCAGATCCCGAGAAGGACGTGTTCGGCTGGATCAACTGGTCCCGCCGCAAGACGGCCACGCTCGAGCAGAAGCTCAACGGCATGCAGGAAGGCCAGCAGACGTCGGCCGCGGAGACGCAGATCGCGAACACCTACGTCGACGACGCGCGATCGTTCCAGCAGACCGAGCCGAACTTCGTCCCGGCCTACCAATGGCTGATGGCGAACCGGACGCTCGAGCTCGCGCAGTACTTTTACGGCAAGGACCTCACCGAGGAAGGCGCGACGCTCAGCCCGCAGGAGGGCGCTCGCATCAAGCAGGCGATCGCCGCCGAGGAGCGAGACCTCGTGGCCGAGGCCGTCCAGAACAGGCAGTCGCCGGCCAAGCGCATCTACGGGCTCGCCAGGGCGCGCGGCTTCCGGCCTGCCGCGGCAGCAGCAGCGGCAGCAAACGGCGCCGCGAAGGATGCCGCTGCAGCGAATGGCAAAGCCGCTCCCGGCAGCCTAGCGGAGGCCCCGAAGGTAGCCGACGAGATCGGGCGCATCAGGAAGGGCAGCGAGGCGGCGCTCTCGCTATCGCAGGGCGGAGGTTCTCCCGGCTCTCCGCTCACGCCCGAGCGGCTGGCGAACATGAACGACGAGGAGTTCGGAGTCATGCTCGACGAGATGACGTCGGCGCAGAGGAAGAATCTTCTCGGCGCATGACGGTTGACGGCGGCGAAAACCGCTGTTAGAAGATTCGGGCGGGAACGATCAGGCCCTCCGGCTAGGACGCTCCCGCCCCAAGATCGCAACGAGAGGCCGCGGCAAGTGCCTCGACAAACGGAAGTCCCCCGGTAAAGGGACAGGCGCCGTCTCCCGCGCCCGATACCCGAAGGGAACCTCGCCGCGCAGGCGATAATCAGCGCACCCCACGCTTTCGAACCGTCACCGGCGCGCCCGCGAATGGGCGATCCGCAACAAGGGTGCAGCCCATGTCGATCACGTCCTATGGCGTCAACGACGCCCTGGCAATCAAGCTCTGGTCGAAGGTCCTCGATCACGAGGCCCTCAAGTATACCGACATCGGGGCGCTGATCGGCGACGACAGCAACGCCATCATCCACCGCAAGACCGAGACCGAGAAAGGTCCCGGCGACAAGGTCACCTACGCAATCCGCATGCAGCTCTCCGGAGCCGGGTTCACCGAGAACCAGGTCGCGGAAGGCAACGGCGAATCGCTGACGACCTACTCGGACAGCATCCTCATCAACGAGCTCGGCCACGTGGTCGGGGTCAAATCCGAATACACGATCGACCAGCAGCGCGTGCCGTTCAACCTGCGCGACGAAGCCAAGGGCGGCCTCGCCGACTGGTGGGCGAAGCGCTACTCCGTCTCGTTCTTCAACCAGGTCTGCGGCTACACCCCGCAGGGCGACACGCGGTTCACCGGCCTCAACGCGGTCATCGCGGCGAGCTCGACCCGCATCATCCGTCAATCGAGCCGGACCGACGACACCTCGCTGGTCGCCGGCGACACCTTCACGCTCGACCTGATCGACAAGGCGAAGGAGGCCGCCACCACGGCGACCCCGAAGATTCGCCCGTTCATGGTCAAGGGCGCGGGCGGGGCCAACAAGCGGCGCGACTTCAACGCCACGCTGACCGACAAGTACTGCATGTACCTGCACCCGTACCAGATCACCGATTTGCGCAAGAACACCTCGACGGGCCAGTGGCTCGACATCACGAAGGCCGCCTATACCGGGCTGGGCTCGACGAACAACCCGATCTACTCGGGCGCCATCGGCGAGTACAACGGCGTCATCCTGCGCTCGGCCTACGACGTCACCAACGGCGTCACGAACGCGGGTGCCGACGCCCCGAACGTGAAGCGCGCGGTGTTCCTCGGCGGGCAGGCCGCGATGATCGGCTTCGGCCAGCGCAACAGCCCGAACAAGTACCGCTGGAACGAGGAGCTGTTCGACCACAAGCGGCGGCTCGAGGTTTCGGCATGGTCGATCCTCGGCATCAAGAAGACATCGTTCAACGCGGTCGACTACGGCACCATCGTCGTGTCGACCTACGCCGTCGCCCACACCTGATAGGGGCCGCATCGCCAAGGCCGCGCAATAGCCCCTCGAGGGGAAAGGCAGGAGAAACCAAATGGCTACCGACACCGCACAAGTCGCGCCTCCCACTCGCCGTCAGCCGCAGCAACTCGTCAACACGCTCAAGAAGACCGTGCTGTTCGGGGACGCGGGCATCGCAACGGGCGTCGCCTTCGACAACTCGCTGCCCGATGGCGTGACCATCACCGACGTCCAGGTAGAGATCGTGACGGCCTTCGACGGCACCCCGACGCTCACCGTCGGCACCAACTCGACGACCTACAACGACATCGTGGCCGCCGCAGACGTGAACGAACTCGCCATCGGCGTGACCAAGGTCGGCCGGGCATGGGGCGCCGCGCTCACGGCATCGGCCGGCAAGACGCCATACGCCAAGCTGGCCGCGACCTCTCCGACGGTCGGCAAGGCGATCATCGTCATCAGCTACGAGGGTGGCTGGTCGAGCTGATCCTCAAAGGAAACGGGAGACTAAGGTTATGGCGAAGATCAACAGCAAGCGGCCCGAGTGCGCGGCCTACAACGGCAAGGACGCCAGGTTCGTGCGCGACGTGACGGAGGCGGACGGGTCGTCCTACAACCCGCTCGTCGATCAGGTCATCGTCGAGATCGACGGCGTGGCTCCCATGCCGAATCATCCGCAGGGCGGGAAGGTCGAACTCTACTTCTTCGCCAACGAGGTCGAGTTGACCCCCGACGAGGCGAAGGCCAACGCGAAGGCAGGCGCGGACCGCTCCAAGGCGGCCAGCGAAGCCTCGGCGGCCACGGCTGAACAGATAGCCGGCAAGCGCAAGCAGTTCGCCGAGACCAAGCGCAAGGGGTCGCCGATCCCCGTGGCTGCCCCGGCACCCGCGCCGATCCATCCATCCGGCACGCCCGCGTAGTCGAATCGACCCATCAGGAGAATTGAACGATGACTGCAAACATCTCAATCGACGGCGGCGTCGGACAATACGGCGTGCTGCCCCCCGCGCAGCGCGCTTCCTCGATCCAGGCGACGTCGGCCATCGCGGCCTACACCGGCACCTCGTCCATGACCGTGATCGGCGCGCTCCTCGTCGAGATCGCCAACACCTTCATCGGGCTAGGCGCGTGGAAAGGCTCGGCCTGACGTGCGTGCGGCTCTGGCCGTTCGGCCCGAGCCACAGCGCATCCTTCACGTGGGCTGCTCCACCGAAGCGCTGCCTGACGGGCTCGACGGAACGGAGACGCGCCTCGACATAGACCCCTCGGTCAAGCCAGACATCGTCGCGAGCATGACCGATCTTGGCGAGATCGGAGACTTCGACGTGGTCTACTGCTCCCATTCCCTCGAACACCTCTACCCGCACGAAGTGGCGAAGGCGCTGCGAGAGTTCTGGCGCGTGCTGGTGCGCGGCGGGTTTGCCATGATCATAGTCCCCGACCTCGAGGGCGTGAGGGCGACCGAGGAGGTCGTCTACGAATCGGCGGCCGGACCGATCTGCGGCATCGACATGATCTACGGACACCGAGCGCAGATGGAGGCGAACCCCTACATGGCGCACCACTGTGGATTTGTGGCCGATACCCTGCGCGCGGCGCTGGAGGCTGCGGGCTTCGATAAGGTCATAACGCGGCGCTCCGTTCACGATCTCGCCGGCGTGGGGCTCAAGCTGTGACGGACGCGAAGAAAAAAAAGGTCATATTCTGCACGCCCTCGCTCTCCGGGCCGACGGCTCCATACATCAAGGCGCTGGAGGATTCCATCCCGCTGATCGTCGAAGCCGGATGGGACGAGGGCTACGCTCAGGAGATCGGCAACCCATACATCTCCGCCGCGCGCGCGGACATGACGCGCAAGGCGCTCGACGCCAAGGCCGACGTGATTTGCTACCTCGACTATGACCTGTCGTGGGACCCTCCCGACCTGCTGAAGCTGATCGAGACGGAGGGCGACGTCGTCGCCGGGACCTACAGGTTCAAGAAGGACGCAGAGGAATACATGGGCGTGATGAACACGCTGCCCGACGGTCGCCCGCGCGTTCGCGCCGACGGGTGCGTAGAGGCGCTGCGCGTTCCGGCCGGGTTCCTGAAGGTCACCAAGGAGGCGATCCACCGCTTCATGGCGAGCTACCCGGAGCTGATCTACGGGCCGCGCTACAATCCGTCGATCGACCTGTTCAACCACGGGGCTCACAAAGGAACGTGGTACGGAGAGGACTACGCGTTCTGCCGCAACTGGTGCGACGCCGGAGAGAAGATCTGGGTGGTGCCTGACTTGAACCTCGACCACCATCAGGAAGGGCGCCCGGCTCACCACGGCATGCCGGCGACGCTGCCTCGCGTCTTCGCTGGAAACTTCCACCGATTCATGCTTAATCTGCCGCAGCCAGCCGTAGCCGCCGCGGCCTGAACCAAGGAGAAGATCGATGACCGTGAAAAACACCGGGACCGACACCCGCGAGCAGGACATGACCGAGAAGATCGGATTCCTGCAGTTCGGTGCCGTCGAGGACGCTCTCACTGCGGCATCTGGAAGCGATCAGGCCAGCGGCTACGCTCTCGCAGCGCAGATGAGCAGGTTCACCACGTCAGCGACCGGCGGCGACAGCGCCACGCTGCCGCCCGCGAAGGCAGGCATGATAAGGATCGTGTGCAACTCGGCATCGGCGAACGCGATGGACGTGTTCCCGGCCGTGGGCGAATATATCAACGCCATCGCGCAGGACGGCGCCTTCTCGATAGTCGCGAACAAGGTCGCCATCTTCTTCTGCTTCGTCGACGGGAAGTGGAACTCGATCCTGACGGCCTGATAGCGGAGAGGGCGGTGGACTATGGCCGGCACTCTCGGAGACATGAAGGCGCGCGTGGCGACGGAGCTCGCCCGCGCTGACCTGGCGACGCAGATCGCGAGCGCGATCACGGACGCCATCGGCGTCTACCAGAAGAAGCGATTTCGCTTCAACGAAACGATCCCCGACGGGGCCAAGAGCTTCTCCACCGTGGCGGGGCGCTCGATCTACACCTCCGCCGACCTCGCCGACATCGCGACGGTGCTCGCCTTCGACTACCTGCTCATGCAGGTCGGGATCACGCTGTTCGAGCTCAAGCGCGAGGACCCGAAGATCGTCAAGCTCTACAACCAGACCACGCAGATGATGGGCCAGCCTGGCTGGTACGCCTACGAGGGCAACGAGATGATCCTCGCGGCGGTCCCCGACAAGGCCTACACGATCTTCGTCGGCGGGTTCTTCGTGGCTCCGGCGCCGGCGAGCGACGCGGAGGCGAACAACGCCTGGATGAACTGGGCCGAGCCGCTGATCCGCGCGCGCGCCAAGTTCGAGATCGCGACCCACGTCACCCGCAACCCAAAGATGGCGCAGGCCATGTCGCCCGACCCGCCGGACGAAAACGGCGGGGTCACCGGTGCAGCCTGGCGCGAATACGACATCCTCAAGGCCGAGACGAACCTCGTCACCGGCCGCGGCATCGTTCGCCCGATGGCGTTCTAGGGGGGCACGCATGGCCCCCGACGTCGACTTCCCCGAGTACGCTCCCGACCTCACCGCGATCGGCGAGCCGGTGTCCCCGCTCATTTCCGGCGTCGTCCCGCAGGCCGACGGCTACGGCCCATGGAAGGCGTTCGTCGCGTTCACGCAGGGCCTCCCCGGGCCGTGCCGCGGCGGCGTCTTCGCGCGTCGTGGCGACGGCTCGATCGCGGTGTTCGCCGGGACATCGACCGACCTCTACCTGCTCAGCAACACCGACTTCTCATGGACGAAGGTTTCGAAGGGTGGAGGACCCTACTCAGCCCTGCCGGCCACCGACAACTGGACCTTTGCGCAGTTCGCCGACACCGTGATCGCGGCGCAGGTCAACACCGTCCTGCAGAAGTTCGCGCTCGCGAGCGACAACGCCTTCGCCGACCTAGCCGGCAGCCCGCCGCAGGCGGCTAACGTCGCCGTGATCGGCGGGTTCCTCGTGCTCACAGGGCTGCTCTCGAACCCGAAGCGCGTGCAGTGGTCCGACCTTTACGGGATCACGACGTGGACGGCCGGCGTCGGGCTCTCTGACTTCCAGGACCTGCCCGACGGCGGCTCGTGCCTGGCGGTCTCGGGCGGCGACCTCTACGGGCTGCTCTTCCAGAACGACGTGATCCGCCGATTGCTCTACGTTCCCGGCTCGGCGGCGATATTCGACATCGTCCGGATCTCGACGAACGACTCCCTGGTCGGGAGGTATTCGATCATCAACGCCGGGACCAAGACGTTCTTCTGCTCGGCGCAGGGCTTTCGCATGGTCGATGCGGGAGGAACCCCCGTCCCTATCGGCAAGGAGCGGGTCGACCGTACGTTCGCCAAGGACGTCGACACCGGAAACCTGCAGCTCCTGATCGGCGCCGTCGATCCGACCGCGACGCGAGCCTATTGGGCCTACAAGTCCATCGGCGGCGACGCGGGGCTGTTCGACAAGATACTCTGCTACGACTGGTCGATCGGGCGCACCGGGCGGTTCACCCTCATCCCGATGAGCGGCGAGTACCTGATGGCGCTCGCCAAGCCCGGCATCACGCTGGAGAACCTAGACGCCATCGCGCCAGGCGTCCTCAACGTGACCGGGGCGGCGGACAACGGCTCCGGCAAGATTCGCCTCGAGATCAACGCCCTTTCGAGCGGCCTCTACAACCTCGGAACCGTCGGCAGCCCGGCGCAGAACTTCGTCGAGGTCTACGGCGTCGGCGGCACGACCGAGGCGAACGGGTCGTGGGCCTACACGATCCCGGACGCGACGCACATCGATCTGACCGGGTCTACCTTCACGCATGCGTGGACGAGCGGCGGGCACCTCGGCGGCGCTCTCGACGCGCTTCCGTTCTCGCTCGATACGATCTCGACGGCGTCGATCGCGCAGCTCGCGGCGGTCAACTCTGACCACAAAATCGGGTTCTTCAACGGCGACAACATCGAGGCCATCCTCGAGACCGGCGAGTTCAACGCCGACGACAACCTCACGTTCGTCACGTCGATTCGTCCGATGACGGACTGCGCCGAGGGAATGGTGTCGCTCGCCTACCGCAACGTCGCGCAGGCGACTTCGAACTACAGCCCCGAGACGGCGATCGACACCGGGCAGGGGCAGGCCCCCTGCCTCGTCGAGGGGCGCTACATCCGCGGGCGGCTGCGCAACCCGTCGGGGGCCGCGTGGACCTTCGCCAAGGGCCTCGACCCGGAAGCGCAGGAATCGGGCGAGGTGTAGATGTCCGGCATCAACCTATCTCCCGCCGAGACCGCGATCTGGCGCATCGTCGCCGCGATCATCGCGCTCGCGCGCGGGGCGTCGAACGCGGTCGGGACCGTCACGCTGCGCGCCAACCAGACGACGACGGTGGTCACCACAGCGACCTCGCCGGCGGCCGAGAACGTATCGCCCGACATGCAGATATTCCTGACGCAGAGGACGGCGCATGCCGCTGCAGCGCTGGCCACGACCTACGTCTCGTCGGTGGGGCAGAAGTCGTTCGTGCTTACCCATGCTAATGATGGAAATACGGATAAAACATTCGGATTCGAGGCGCGTGGATGAGCGAATCGCCCCCCTTGGCCTGCGTCTCGCCCGACAAGATCGACGCCGTCTGGCCGATCGTCGAGCCGATGATCCGGTCCGCGTACGAGGCGGGCGACGAGATCATGCCGGACGACCTGGTCGACTGGCTCAAGGCAGGGAAGGGGCTGCTCTGGCTCTGCATCAGAGAGAACAAGGTGATCGCGGCGATGACGACGTCGCTCGAGCGCAAGCGCAGCGGGCTGTGCTGCCGGATGGTGTGCTGCGGCGGCGTGGACATGAACTATTGGCGAGCGTGCGAGGACCGAATCGTGGAATATGCTAGGGCCGAAGGATGTGTTAAGGTCCGCGTCGAAGGCCGCGTCGGATGGGCGCGCGTCCTGCCCGGCTACAAGGTCGAACGAGTCCACCTCGAGAAGGCGATCTGATCATGACCGGCGGCGGCTCACAGACCACAAACCAATCTCAGAGCAGCACGACGCAGCCGTGGGCGGCGGCGCAGCCACTATTGCAGAACCTAATCAACAGCTACGGCGGGCAGAGCACCGCAGTGACGCCAGCGCAGACCGCCGCCGCGCAAACGCTATCGAGCGACGCGAGTGGGGTCTCGAGTTACGCCCCCGACATCAACACCACGCTGCAGAATATGTTCGGCACGAGCACGACTCCGCAAGTCGGTGCGCTCAATACGGCGATGGGAAATCTGAACACGTCGCTTTCTCCTATTGCCGACCCAAATAATTTGAACCCATATAACACGCCTGGATTCTCAGACGCTCTCAAGACAATGACGTCCGATATCACGAACAACGTGAAGGGCGTCTATGCCGGTTCGGGACGAGATCCGTCAGGCGCAGGCAGCTTTGCGCAGTCGCTCGGCCGAGGATTGACGCAGGGCGAGGCTCCGGTGATCGCGAGCCAGTACAACACGAACGTCGGAAACCTGGAGAATGCGGCAGGAGCTTTGAACGCCGGAACCATCAGCGATACCGGCGCGATCACTGGTCAGCAGCAGGTTCCTATTTCGAACGCGGCCAGTGCAGTTGGTCTTATTCCAGGTGCCGCCACGGCGGCGACGACCCCAGGTTCGACGCAACTTGCGGCGGCGAACACCGCCTACGGCCAGCCATACGGCAATCTATCCGCACTTCTGCAGCCCGCCACCGCGCTCGGCTCGATGGGACAACAATCGCAGGGAAGCGGCACATCGACGACGCAGCAGTCGTCCAGCCCGTTCTCGCAGATCATGGGCGGCCTGATGGGGGGCACCGGCATGCTCTCGAGCATGGGCGCGTTCGGCCCGGCCGGATGGCTGCTCGCGTCGGATGAGCGCCTAAAAGATGATATTAAAAAGGTCGGAGAATTGCACGATGGGCAGCCTGTGTTCAGGTATCGCTACAAAGGCCAACCGGAGATGCGGATAGGTCTATTGGCTCAAGAAACGTTGAAACACAAACCAGATGCAGTCGGTGACATTGGAGCAGGGATGCTTGGTGTTGACTATGCTAGGGCGACCGAGGATTCCGCGAGGGCATCAGCATGACCGCGCATCCTTGCTTGCATGGCCATACTTCTAAGCGGAGGCCGGATGGGAGATGCGTAGAGTGCCGTAGAATTGCAGCAAAAAAACATTATGCGAAAAATCGAAGCACGATACTCGCAAAAAACAGGAAGTGGGTTAAAGCTCACCCTGATAAAGTGAGAGATCTCCATGCTGCGTGGAGAAAAAAGAATCCTGGAAGTTCTACTGAGTGGGCGCGCCTAAATCGAGCGCGATACAAGAAAAGCCATAAAAAATGGCGCGACAAGAACCGAGAAAAGCTTAGGGTGATAGGGCAAGAATATAGAAAGAACAATCCTGTCGTCTGCGCTGCTTATAGAAAACGGTGGAGAGAGAACAATCGAGACCATGCAAGGACTTTAGTTAGAAATCGGCGCGCGCGAATCGCTAATTCTTCTGGAACCCACACTACGGAAGACGTCAAACGCATATCAGATGCTCAGCTTAATAGATGTGGGTATTGCCATGCGTCATTTCGTACTACAACGCCTTGCGTCGATCATATAATTCCTCTGTCAAAGGGAGGATCAAATGATCGAAGGAATCTGCAACTGCTTTGCGGCTCGTGTAACTCGCGTAAAAACAATTCCGATCCTATTGAATATGCGCGGCGAATAGGGAGGCTTCTCTGATGGCTTTCGGTTCAATGGCTCCGGGGATGCCGGCGATGGCGGTCCCGCAGATGCCCCAGCAGCAGCCCGGCGGCCTCAACATGCAGGCGCTCCTGCAGATGCTCATGCAGCAGGGTCGGCAGAACCAGCCGCAGCAGGCCGCGCCCGCGCCTGGCGCGCCCCAGCCAGCGCCTCCGGGCGCTCCGCTCGACCTCTCCGCGACCGGGCCGAACGGACCCGCCCCGCAGTCGCCCGGCGCGATCAACCGGCTGCTCGGCATGGCGCCCGGCACCGGCATGCTCAACCAGATGTTCGCGGGCCAGCCCGGTGGCACCGTTCCGACGATCCCGCCCTACGACCCGAGCGCGCCGGGACCGAACGCCTTGACGAACTCGTGGTGACGCGATGGCGATGCTAGATTCATTCATCGACCAGTTCGTGCAGCCGAAGTACCGGCCGTATTTCCGCGCGACCTACGGCGGAACGGCGGACGATTCAACCGCCGCGCCGCAATCGTCGTCGGCTCCCGGATTTGACGGCAGCATGCCGCAGCAGGCACCTGCCCCGTTTACCGACCCGCTGAGCGGCGCACCGATGGCCGGGCCGCCGGTCGACCCCTACGCGCCCGCCAACGCAGCCATTGAGGCGCGCAAGGCATCCACGATGGCCCCAGGCAAGCCGATCCTCGGCGCCGGGCTGCTCAGCGACATGGGCGTGCTGCAGCAGCCCGGGAGCGCCCCGCTCGCGCCCGGAAGCGCGGCACCCGCCCTTCCCGCGCCGATCGACGTGCGTGCCCCCGATCCCGTCGCGGACGCCGGCCTGCCGCTAGGCGCGAAGCCAGCCATGCAGCCTGGCCCAGCCGCAGCTCCGGTTGCTCCCGCCACTCCGCCGCCTGCAGCATCACCCGGTGCCGGATTCCTCTCGCGTATCTCCGACGCGCTCGCCTCCCATCCGTCGACCCTGCTCGCGATGGGAGCGGGATTCGCCGGCGCGCCCTCGTTCGGCCAGGGCATGTCGCGCGCGTTCGGCGCCGCAGTGCCGGCGAGCAAGCAGGACCAGGCGCTCGGAATCCAGCAGCAGGGCATCGCCGCGTCGTACAAGGCGCTGGTCGCCGCCGGCGTGAGCCCGCAGGAGGCCCTCGCCGCGTCTTACAACCCCGAGATCATGAAGGCGCTCACGCAGCGCACCTTCGGCATGAACGCGCACTGGGGCATCGTCGGCTACGACCAGATGGGCCAGTCGAAGTACGGCTTTATCAACGACGCGCTGCAGACTGCGGTCCCCGCCGACAAGGTCCGCACGCCGCAAGTTAGCTCGCCCGAGGAGGTCCTTCGCCTGCCGAAGGGACAGCACTTCATCGGATGGGACGGACAGGAGCACGTGCGCTGATGCCCGGGCCAGATAACTTCCTCTCGCAGTTCCCGGTCGTCCCGCAGGCCGCCGCGCAGCCCGGAATGGCGGCGCCCGGCGCTCCGGGCGCTCCCGGCGCCGCGCCTGCGGCCGACCCCGGCCTCGCTCTCGGCGGCGGCGGCGAGGGAGACCTTCTGAACTCGGACAAGCACGGCGACGAGTTCCTCAGCACCCTGCCGAAGGGCATGGCGCTGACCGTCAAGGCGATCGCGGAGGGCCGCTCGCCTTACCCGGCCGGGTTCCTGCAGAAGACGCCGTTCGGCCAGCGCCTGACGACATTCACGCAGCAGTACGATCCGGAGTTCGACGCCGGCAGCTACCCGGCGCGCGCGGCGCAGCGCAAGAACTACCTCGGCGGCGGCAAGCAGTATCAGGAGCTCCAATCGATCAACACGGTCGCGGGCCACCTGCAGAACCTCATGTCCTCGGCCGACGGGCTCAACAACTACGAAGGCCTCGGCCCGCTCAACGCGCCGGTGAACTACGCGCGCGCGACGTACCGCGGCTGGGAGCAGGACCCTGCGCTCGCCAAGTTCAACACCGACAAGCAGGCTGTGCTCACCGAGCTCGGCAAGGCCTACCGCGGCGGCCAGGTCACCGAGAGCGAGCTGCGCCAGTGGCAGTCGAACCTCGACACGATGAGCACGCCCTCGCAGGTACGCACCGTGATCGGCGAGCTCAACGACTTGCTCGCGTCGAAGCGGCTCGCCCTCGAGGAGGGCTACCGAGGAACGATGGGGCAGTACAACGCGCTGCCGAAGGACTTCTCCTCGGTGAACGATCGCACGCGCAAGATATTCGACAACGTCGGCGCGTGGTCGCGCGGCGCCAAAGTGTCGACGGTCAACTCCGGGCTATCCGACCAGGGCGGCTCGCCCGCTCCAGCTGCTCCGGCCGCGCCATCTCCGGCTCTCGCGCCCGGACAGTCGACTGTGCTCAACGGGATCACCATTAAGCGGGTGAACTGAGCGATGCCCACATTCGAACTCAGCGGACCTGACGGCGGGACCTACCACGTCGAAGCGCCGGACGAGCACGCGGCGGTCTCCGCGCTCGGCTCGATGGGAAACGTTTCACGTGAAACTTCCGCGCCCGCGCAGCAGCCAGCCGCTCCGCCGTCGACCGACGTGCCGATGGGCGAGGGGTTAATGCGATCGGCGGTGAGCGGCGCACCGATCCTCGGCGGCCTCGCGAACAAGGCCGCCGCCGGGGCAGAAGCGCTCGCCGGTCCGGTACTCGACAAGCTCGGTTTGACGAGCAAGTTCGGCAGCGCACCGGAGGACGCGCCGTTCTCCGATCGATACCAGCGCGCACTCGACATCCAGAACCAGCGCGACAAGTCCTTCCGAGAGGCGCACCCGATAGCGTCGATGGCGGCCGAGATCGGCGGCGGCATCGCCTCGGTCGGCGGCGCGCTCAAAGCGGCGCCTAAGGTTACGTCCTCGCTGCTAGGGCTGACCGGCAAAACGCTCCCGCAGCAGGTCGTGCGCGGAGCCGTCGGCGGTGCCGGCCTGAGCACGGCCGATGCGCTGACCCGCGAGGGGACCGACCCGGGAACCGCGGCCGAGGTCGGCGCGATCACCGGCGCGGCCGGCCCCGTCGTCGGCAGGCTCGTGGGCAAGGGAATCGATGCGGTCCAGGGATTGCGGCGCCCGGCGGCCGTCCCGGCGAACGTAGCCGACGTTTCCGGCATCCCCGTCAGGCAGTCGCTCGGCCAGGCGACGGGCGACACCGAGGCGATCACGCGCGAGCAGATGGCGCTGCGCGGTGCCGACAACTCGCAGGAGCAGGGCGTCGCGCGCGACTTCTTCGACGCGCAGAAGGGCGAGCTCGGCCAGGCGCGCGATGCAGTGGCCGGCAGGATGTCGCCGACCGGCGAGGTGGTGGCGAGCAACCCGCAGGACGCGGCGTCGGTCATCGCCGACTCGCTGCGCACCCGAGGGCAGACGCAGTTCCAGACCGAGCAGGCGGCAGCAGGGCGGCTCGCCGCCGATACCGAGGCGCTCCACAACGGCCTCTCGCCCACCGGCACGCAGCTCGCAGCCAACCCCACGGAGGCGGCCAACATCGTCGGCCAGTCGGTCGGCAACGCCGCCGAGCGGGCCCAGGCAGCCACGAAGCAGGCGTATGACAAGCTGCGCGCGCTTCCCGGCCAGTTCCACCCGGCGGCCTTCAACGGCGTCGGCGATGAGATTGCGGCCTCGCTCAACAAGGGCAGCGAGCCGATCAAGGTCAATTCGCAGACCACCCCGCAGGCCGCGATGGCGCTGCGCGACATCGACGAGGTCGTGGGCGGCCTCGGGCAGACGCGCAATGAGGCTGGCCAGATCATGCCGAAGCCTCCGACCACGCCGGCCGTCGTCGAGGACGCCCGCAAGAGGCTAAACACCTTCTACGGCGACGCGCTGCAGGCGGCGCGATCGAGCAACAACTGGTCGGACGTGCGCGCCATGCGTGGCGTGATCAACGGCTTCGACGACGCGGTGACCAGCAGGCTCACGAAGGCTGGCCAGTTTGCCGGAGGAGATCCCGCCGACGTGGCGTCGACGATGCGCTGGGCGCGCGGGCTCAACACCGAGTACCGCAAGACCTTCACCCCGCAGGGCTCAGGCGACGAGGTCGGTCCGGCGATCCAGAAGATCGTCGGCCGCTTCGACGGGCAGGCCGCGCCCCCCGAGCAGATCAGGGGGATGCTGTACGGCAGCGGGGCTCTCCCCGTAAAGATCGCGCAGCGGCTGACCAACGTGTTCGGCCAGGATTCGCCCGAGATCGGCGCCGTCAAGCAGGGGCTATTGTCGCACCTCACCGAGGCTGCGGACGGGTCGAAATTCGCGCCCGAAAAGGCCGCCGCGAACATCAACGGGTTCCTGAAGAACAGCACGCTCGCGCAGGTCTACCTCAAGCCGGCCGAGCGGCAGGCCTTCGCGGCGCACGCCGACCGGCTGGCGGGCAGCGTCAAGGGCGCGCCGACTGACGTCGAAAAGGTCGTGGCGCGCATCGCTGACGGCTCGCTCTCGCCGACCGACGTCGCGAATGTTCTCATGACGACGAAGGGCGTCGGCCGATCGGTGCAGCTCGCGCAAAAGATCAAGTCCGAGTTCGGCGGAGATTCGAGGGAGTGGGCCGCGCTCAAGCAGGGCATGTGGGCGAAGGTGAGCGAGACGACCGGAGGACCGCTCGACGTCGGCTCGCGCAAGGTCGTCACGCAGCTCACGCAGCTCCTCGACGGGGACGGCAAGCCGCTGTCGCACGTCATGTTCGGCTCGGACGAACGCGACCTGATCCGGTCCTACCGCGACCTGATGGACAGGATCACGCCGCCGGCCGGGACGGTGAACTACTCGAACACGGCGTCGGTGCTCGGCAAGATGTTCCGCGGCGCGCTCGACGGCATCTTCGGGCTGGGCGGCCTGCACATCGCCGGCCCGGTCGGCATGGCGGCCGGCTTCGCAGCTCACGCGGGGCAGAAGGCGATCCAGGACACGGTGCGGGCGACGAAGGTGGCGAAGTCTCTCTACGGCACCCCGCAGGGCGCGGCTGCCGCCGAGCAGCTGCAGCAATCGCTCGCGCAGCTCAGCGCGGTGGTGGCTCGAGGGGCGTCGCCGCGGCTGGCGGCCGCTCAGTAGCGGGAAGCCTAAAGTCGATCGAGGCGTGCGGCGAGGAAGAGAATCAGGGTAACCACGACGGCGACGCCCGCCATGCCCCAGCGGTGCACGATGTAGGGCGCGACGACCTGGTGGATGACGAACATCGCCAGCACGAAGGTGGCGATCGCGGCGGGAAAGACGAGGGACCGGTTCATGGCGTTCTCCGACCAGGTAATCGAGAGCGAAAGCGGCGGAAATCCCGCTGCGACGAACCCGTACTCGACGGCGGCCGGGCTGGGAGGTTTTACCAACCAAACCTGGCTCGACACAGTCCGCGCGCACCGTCCCGACCTCGCCTCGTCCAGTTCTCCCCAGGAACTTCTCGCGATGCGGTCAGATCCGGCTCTTTCCCGGCAGATGATCGACGCGCTCGCCTCGGACAACGGAGATCACCTTCGCCGGAACGGCCTGCCGGTCAACCCGGCGACGCTCTACCTTGCACACTTCGCTGGCGCGAACGGAGCAGCAAGCGTCCTCAACGCAGACGACTCGGCGTCGGCTTCTTCAGTGATGTCACCGGAAGCGATGCGGGCGAACCCGTTCCTCGCCAGGATGACGGTCGGAGACCTCAAGTCGTGGGCAGCGCGCAAGGGCGGCGGCGGGTCGATCCCAGCGTCGCAGGCGTCGGCCGGAGTGCAGCCGCAGCAAGGCCCGGATGCCGTGACGGCGGCGCTGTCGCAGTCAGGCGCGGGCGGGGCACCGGTTCCCACCTCCGTGGCGCCGGACGCGCAGACTGGCGCGCCGGGCTCAGACGCGCTCTCGCAGATCCCGGCCATGCTGCGCGACAGCGAGCCGCAGATGCCGGAGCCGCCGCCGATCAACTTCAACTTTCAGACGCCGCCAGGAATCGCTCGTGCACGGCTGTTGGCGCGTGCTATGATGGCGAACCCACTCGGACGGAGCCCCGCAGCATGAAGAAGATCGCAGCAGCCCTCCTCGTCGCGATCTCGACGCTCCTGGCGATCTCGGGAGCCGACGCGGCCTGCTACAACTGGAGCAAGACGGCCGGGACGAACGCGACGGCCGACCCCTCGATCAACTGGGCGGAGGGCATGGCGCCCTCCTCGGTGAACGACTCGGCGCGCGCGATGATGGCGCGCAGCGCGGAGTGCCGCGACGACCTGTCGGGCAGCCTCGTCACCGGCGGCACCTCGACCGCCTACACGCTCGCCACGAACCAGCAGTTCGACACGCTGGCGCACATGGACGGCGCGCGGCTGTGTTTCCGCGTCAACGCGGCCAACGGAACGCCAGCGACGCTGGCCGTCGACGGGCTGACGGCCAAGCCGCTGCGCACCGGCCCTTCCGTCGAGCTCGTCGCCTCGATGCTCAACGTGAACGCGCCCTACTGCGCGACCTACAGCAACTCGGCAAACGAGTGGTATCTCTTCGACTACTACGCATCGGCGGCCATCCAACCGAGCACGATCACGACCGCGATGCTACAGAACAACGCGGTCACATACGGCAAGATGCAGGCCGAGACCACGAACACGATTCTCGGGAATGTATCGGGTGGACCGGCGGTTCCGGAAGAGATCACGATCGGCACTGGCCTGAACGTTATTGGAACCACAATATCAGCGCCAGCGTTTCCGTTTCCTGGCGGATTCAAAAATCTTTCCATAAAGGTCGCCACCACCACGACCGTCGCGGTAGCCGCCGACTTCGTGACGACCACGGACGGGACGAACTATCAGACGACGGCATTGAGCGGGACGGTTGACCTCGGATCAAACGGCGCGGCGAACAAGCTCGACACCGGAACGATCGCCATCGACACTTGGTATGCCATCTGGGCCATCGCGAAAGCTGACGGCACCACCGCTGCGCTTGCGTCAGCATCGTTCACGGCCCCTGCATTGCCTACCGGCTACACCTATAAAGCACGCATTGGTGCGGTGCAGACGATCCACGCCACCGCGACTCTCTATGGGACGTGGCAATTTGGCAGGCGCGCGCAGTATGTCGTCGGATTGGCATCAACGTCGGCAGTTGTCATAGCATCCACAGGCCCACAGGGAGCACCGGATACACCGACATGGATTTCCGTTGCAATGGCTAGGTTCGTCCCGACAACCGCCTCGGTCATCAACGGAACGATACTTAATAATGGCAACAAAACAGTAGTTGCCCCGAATAATTCTTATGGGGCGGCTTCCTCTACAACAAATCCACCGCCCGTTGCGTCAAACGGCGCATCCAGCAATCCAGTTAACATTCCTTTTTCTTTCATCTTGGAAAGCACAAACATCTATTGGGCCTCCTCTGCCACCAACTCGTTGTTGATCATCACCGGATGGGAAGACAACATTTAATCATGACCACCATCAGCACAGACCTGCGCAGAACGAAAGAGTCCGCCCGCCGCGAGCGGTTCGAGCCGACAGGATCGATCACCGCGACGAACGTACAAAAGGCCATCGAGCAGGTCGCCAGCACCCCTCCTGCTGTGGTTCCGACCGCCGTTAACTTCGCCGCGTCGCCATATACCGTATTGGGGACCGACAACTACCTTTACATCGACACATCGGGCGGCGCGGTCACGATACTCATGCAGACCGCGAGCGCGCGAGCTGGCGTTCCGCTTATCGTTAAGGACGTTACCGGCAATGCGAACGCGAACAACGTCACGCTGACG